CTTGCATTACGACGTTACCGTCGTCAGCCGGACCCGCGGTTCCAGGGACAGCGTCCGCGACAGCGACGCCACAGAGACGACCCGAGGTCGTATAGATGGGATCGCCGGACTTGATGGGATTGTTAGGCCCCGTCAAGGCTGTTTTCGCGAAGGTGACTCGATCACCCTTCTGGACAAAGTTCTTCATTGCTCTTACCTCTTTTTAAGTCCGGCCATTTTATCCAGGACGCGGACTAGATGGTGGTTCTACAGCGGGTGAAGCCTAGCTGACGAGACGCTTGATCTGCTCGTCGGTGTAACCGGACGCCTTGTACGCGGCCTTCTGACGCTCCTTCAGCTGTTCGGGAGACGACTCGCTGACCTGGACGCCCTGGCCGTTCTTGAAGCTGGTCTTCGTGAGGGACTCGACATAGGTCTTCTCGGTGTTGATTGCTTCCTGGAGACCGGCGTTATCCACCGAGTTCTCGAACGCCTTCGACAGACGCTCGACGCAAGGAGCTGGGAGCTTCGACTCCTTCAGCTTCGCGTCACGTTCGGCCTTCGCTGTGGCCTTGCGACCGGCCGTGATGGACTCTTCGAGCTGGCTGATCTTACCCTTCTGGGTCTCGATCGTCGCCAGCGCCTCATTCAACTGAACTTCTGTGCTTTTCATAACTTCCTCCTTGGTTGCGACTTACTTCCTCTGGTGAGATCGTTCCACCCCAAAGGGACGTTCTTACTGCAAAGTCTCGACGGCGCCTCCGGCTCCAGGGAACGTCACAAAGTCCACGCTCCGAGCGGCCGTGATCGCTTCGATGATCTTCCCGGACTTCCCTTCAGCCTCGCCGTCGTGAGCTTCACCCGCGGCTCGGATCGAGACTCCCATCTGAGGGAGGAGCTTGTTCTCGGCCAGGGACGACATCTTCGCCTTGAGGGTAGGGTCGATGACGACCGCCTTCGCGCGGATCGTACCGTCCGACTCCGGCCAGACCTTCGTGACTTGAGCTACCCAGTCCCGGAGATCACCCTCGGGACGCTGGTTAGCTTCCTTGTCGGTCTGGTGGTTCATGAACATCTTCGCGTTCTCGAAGACCTTGTAGTCACGCTTCAGCATCTCCGGGGAGTAGTAACGATTATTCAGGCTCCAGCCAGGCTTGATCACGGTCATCGTGATCTCACCCTTCGCCGCGTCGTAGCCGTTCGATTCCTGGAACGTGGAAGTCGCGTCGAACGCGGCCGACTCGCCGAAGCTCTCCTTCGTCTTGACCGTCTCGTAGCTGGGCTCGACCTCGATCGGCGAACCCTTCAGGTGTGGATCGCCGTCTTCGTCCTTCTCGTACTTGTGAGCAAAGGTCTTCCCGCCCATCGAGTAGATGACGTGATTGTCGTGAACCGCGCGGACGTAGTGGAGCGGCCAGGACTGAGTGGCACGATCCGGAGCGTCATTGTCGCCGTCTCCGTCCATGTCCTCGCCAGCCTGAACCTTACCGTCGATCGCGGAGCTCAGCTTCTTCTCCAGGCCGGAGTGAGAGTCTCCGTCCTTGAAGGACGCCTCGACGATCAGCTCGCCTCCAGTCACGGCTTGCCAGCTCTCCCAAGTGTCGGGAATACAGTCGGTACAGCCGAGAGCCTTCGCTCGTTTCTTGATGTGAGCCTTAGCCGCGGCCGAGTTCGACGCGCGACCGACAGCCTGGATAGCGTTCTCCAAGTCGGACTTGTTCTCGATCGGGAAGCTACCGTCAGGGAGCGCGGCTCCAGACTTAGCCAGCTTCTTACGTTGCTCAGCGGTGAAGGAGCGCTCTACGATCTCGGTGTTCATACTTCCTCCTGGGGAGCGCGAGCTCCGGTGATTGCACATCGACAATTAGGATGGAACGGCGGGAAGGCGTCTCCCGAGTCATAGTCCTCGTCGAGAGGTAGCGGGTCCTGGTCAGCATTGTCAATACAGATCGGACAGGCGTCAGGCGACAGGACGATCCGCTTGTACTCGACGCCAAGGTCTCCAAGCTGATCTACGGCCGCGGCCGACATCGCGCGATTGATCTCTGTAGAAGCGATCATGGCCGCGCGGCTGACCGACATCTCGTCCACTACGTCGCGGATCAGACGCCCGGTTCCGGCGACGCCAAGCTGTTCCTCAATCCCTTGAGCCACAGAGTCGGCGATCTGTTCGATCGTCGTCGCGTCCAGGCCGGTCACCAGGTCCGCGGCTTGCTTCTCAGCCCACTCTACCGCGTCGAAGAGCGTCTTCCCTTGCTTCGTGAACGGCTGGCTGAAGTCGTCAGCCTCGGCGATCCTGTGGTCTATTTTGCGGCTGGCGTGAATCGCGTCGATCATGTTCGACTTCAGGATCAGCAAGAGGGACGGCCGCGCCTTGCGAACGATGTTATGGAGCCTGTTAGCGGCGACGTGCTTTCCCATCTCCGCGGTGACTCCACCCTTCGCGATCTCGGCCAGGTCGCCGACCTTCAAGCTCTTGAAGTAACCGGCGAGCTCCGACTGGGCTCGCTTCTCGATCTTACGACCGGCCAGACCGAGGACGCCGGGACGCTTTGCGGCTTCGGCGATCTCACTGACCAGGTCTTCGAGTTTGTCGAGTACTTCGTTCACTTTGATATCCACAATCCAAACCAGGCGCCTAGTACAGCTCCGATCGCGTAAGCCGGGAAAGCTGTCTTCCAGCTTCTCGACTCGTCCTGGAATCCCAGATTACGGCTCCAGAACCACTGAGCGACGAAGATGACTTCATAGAAGCCAGTCTTCGTGTAACTACCGCTGGCTACCGCTCGCGTCGCCGCCACTATCACGACCGCTGTCGTGAACTCCAGCGCGGCGATCTTGACGAGTAACTTCATAGCTCCAGCATCTCATGTCTAACACCACTCCAGTGACTTTGGTCCGGCCTAGGTCAGGAGTTCCGTCTTCCTTCAGAGGCGCCTCTACGCGAGCATCTTCGCGAAGATGAAAACAACCGGGACCCCAAATAGCCGTAACTGTCTGAGTCTTCGCTGTCGCCAGAAGCTGGGACTGAGGTAGGACGCCTCCCGCGAAGAAGATCGCACAGATCACCATTACTTGGGTGATAGAGGTCCACGAGTATCTCGCCTTGCATGGCTTCACCTCAGAGACTCCGCGAGCTTCTCCACCGCTACGGACAGCCTCGCCATTCTGTCCGCTTCCAGGCTTCCACTGTTGCCACTGACTCCGAGGGACTGGTCTCCGGTCATCTCGCCGGTCTTTATCGGGAGCTGGTTCTTGAACGGAGCTCCCGAGGCGTCCAGTCCTTGCTTCGCGTTCGTGTCGATCAGATTGCGCTTGTCTTCGATCGACTTCATTACTTGATCCAGGTTTGGCACGTTCGCCGAGCTGAGACACTGTCTCAAGAGCTCTGGAACTTTCGCTTCAGGGAAGACCTGAGTGACGGCCGTCAGAAAATTAGACAGCTTCAGAAGATCGTCTTCGATGATCGCCGGGAGCTCGTTCGTAATCGGCTCGGGATCGTCGTCTGGGTCTTCGTCCAGGATAATTGATTGCATCTCCCGGTGAGCGTCCACCCAGAGCTTCTGATAGCTCTGAAACATCTTGTGCATAGGGAGTTCCATCGCGGTAGCCGTAGCCAGGTTACCGGTCGAAGGATCGCCGAAGTAGTGGAGGAAGATGCCAGTCCCTGGAGCTACCATCAGCTTCAGGTTGTTAGCGTCGTCCTTCGCTTCAGAGCCTCCGGTCTGGACCTTGAACTGTTCGAGGTTCAGTCCGTCATTCTGGAGCCAGTTCCCACCAGGCGCCGTAGGAGGCTGGTGTTCGGTTCCACCACTCAGGCCGGTCTGAGCGAACGTAGACTCCAGCTTAGCGCGGACCGAGTTGATCATCGTCTGACCACCCTTCACGGTGGTCTTCGTCGCGAACTTGGACAGAGCCTGGGTGATCGCTACACGAGCGGCCATAAAGCGACGGTTCTCGCGGAGCCAGTCTGAACAGCAAGAGAACAGGCCGTTACCTCTCTGGGTCAGATTGTCGAAGGGGAGGTGATAGATCACGATCCCTTGCTCGACTTTGACTTCCTTCTTCGTGATCGGGTCGAGTACTGATCCGTCAGGGTTCGTCCAGTCGCGATAATAGAGCGTCTTCGTGTCCGGGACTGGCACGTTCTGAGCCGCGGGAAGCCAGGTCGAGCGCTTATACCCTTGGATCGTCTCCACGTCGTCCGGATCGGTGATTATGTCTGTGATCTGGAGACAGTCGAAGTTACGGACGCGGCCGTCCTTCCCGAAGGCGTAGAACAGCTCACCGTCTACCAGGAGCCGCGTCGAAGAGCGACGCTGGCCGGACGCTGAGAAGACCGCGCGGTTCTTGCGATGTTTGTAGACTCGGTCAAGTTGTTTCTGGACGCTGTCGCTTTCCGCCTTGTACGTGATCCCTTCGTCGCCTAGCGCGTAGTCCGTCCACAGTCTCACGGCCTGGTGAGCGAGCGGATCGCGGAGCCAGTAATAACGGCTCTTGTTCACTTGGGTCTGACGGCTCAGCGGGTCGAGCTCACCGGCCATTCGCTTACCACCGACCAGCCAGCCGCGATCGTCCAGCGCGAGCTCGATGTCAGCCTGGGTGAACGCCTCGCGGATCGTGATGTCGCCGTCGCCGATCGGGACGTTACCAAGCGTCTCCATGATCCAGTGAGCGGCTTCGCTCGTACTGACACCAGAAGACGCGGGAGCCGAAGCTCTCGCGCTCTCACCGTACCAGAACGTCTTCAGTGTCTCTGTGAACTTCATCTTGATCTCTCTTCCAGAGTTCGGGAGCCTAGCCAGCCGCGGCTAACTAGCTCCCTACCTGGTTCGTGGACGTGGTCATCTCGTGACCTCCACTCCCTTAACAGGGAACTTAAACCTTTGACTTCACCTCGGCGAGTAATTGCTTCGCCTCTTGAATCACCTGTTTCGCCTCGGCGACATCTTTGGCGATCACTGAGCGGAACGCATAACCACAGAAGGTACCGGCTCCGAAGGTTATTGCAAAAGCGAACAGAAGGTAGATAGCTTCCATGTCAATTCTCCCGAGTAGGTCTACGAGTCACGTAGACAGGCTGTGCTGGCTGGCTCGCGTCAGCCGCGCGGTGTTCCCACATCACACCGATCACGAAGTCGAGCTCCTCTGGCAAGAGCTGAGGAGTAGTCGCCGTCGAGTCGAGTTGAATAGCGCGTAACATCAGAATCCTAGCTCCTGAGACACCAGGTCGAGCTCGTCGAGCTCCGGCGTGATCGAGACTTCCTGGCCGAGGTTCACGACAGTCGAGACCTCACCAAGCTTGATCACCGGCTCGAAGCCGTAGCGATCGGCGTCCCAACAGTGGTTATGCTTGTCGATGACGATCGGAAGCACGTCGCCGGTCAGCGGGTCTTCCTTGAACTTGTAGTCCTTAGCTTCGGCCAGCTGGTGAACACACCGCGGGTGGACGACGATCTCCTCGTGAGCCTTGAGCCAGGTGATTCCGTCCTCGACTGATCCAGGCCACTTGTCGGCCGCTACGACGTTGAAGCCGTAGCCGCGGAGATGACTGATCGTCTCCGGCCGCGAGTTATCCGCGCGGATCACCGGCTGTTGAAGGCTGAATACTGTCGCGCCCATCTTGGCCTGAGTCGCTGTCGGCCGGTTCTGGGAGCCTGGGACAGAGCGGTAGAGCTCAGGAAGCTCGTTCAGCTCGACGCCGACTCCATAAGCCTCGTACTCTACGAAAATCTTCTTCAGATCGTTCGACAGCCAGAGCTTCATCAGTGTCGCCGGGTCTTGAGCGAAGCCAAAGTCGGCGCCGAAGTACGGACCGTAGAAGTCGATCGACGGAGTAAAGCTCTCTTCCTTGACCTTGCCAGCGAAGATCACGGCCTTCGACCGGCGATTGAATCCACCGTCCCAAACGTGAGCCGCGCTCTCAGGATCGACCGTGAAGTCGTAGCGAATCTCGGCGAGTGTCCTCTGGGAGAGCCAGGGGTTCTGGCGCCAGTTCGTGTCGATCACTACCGTACCTGGCCGCGGCTTGGCACAGAACAGCGTCCAGACAGGATCGGTCTCTAGGTCGGGATTGAACGTGATCCACAGTTCGGCGCCTTCCTTGCGGATCGTCGGGAGTAGAACCTTCCAGCTGTCTCGCGAGACCTTAGCCGCTTCCTCGACCCAGACGATGTCCAGACCTTCCTTCGACTTCAAGCTGGCGAAGTTTGTCTTCAGACCGGCGAACAGGAACTGAGTTCCGTTATTTCCCACGATCTCGCTGTTACCGACCGTGTAGAAGTTCTCGTAGCCGAGAGCGGCGATCTTGTCGCGAAGGAGCTGGTGAACTGACTCGGTGATCGACTTCTGGACTTCACGAGCGCAAAGGATGCGACGCTTCTTCGAGCGGCCGAGGCGTAGCAGAGCTTCGGCGACACCGTGACTCTTCATTCCCGAGCGTCCACCCTTCAGCACCTTGTAAGGCGCTGGCTTGTAGAGCGGAGCGAAGATGTCTACTACTTCGGTGTGACTCATAAGCTGTGGTTCGCCGGTGGTATCAACTTGATCGGAATCTCCAGAACCTCTCCGTCCTCACCCTCGCCTCCGGTCAGCGTCACGTCCTGGGTCGGCTTCTCGCCGATCGTGTCTCGGACGAACTCGATCGCCTCCAGAGCTCCAGTGATCTCGCCGTGACGATTGACGTGACATCCCAGCGCCTTGTCGAAGATCGTGTCGATGATCTGCTCGAACTCGTCAGGCCGCTCCATCAGACGCTTACGGATCGCGTCCTTGAACAGCCGCGTCTTCGGCCGTCCTCCAGGATTCAGCGGAGCGCTACCAGGCAAGATGTAACCGCGAGCGTCACGTAAAACCGTTTTGGTCGGCTTCTGTGGAGTGGGTGAAGAGACGACGCCGGGCTCGCTACCGGCGTCGCCAGCAGGAGATGGAACATTCACACTCTGGGAGAGGGACTCCATCGCAGCAAGTAGGATGCACCTTCAGGCCACAGAAGTCAAGACTATTTTCGCTTTTTCTTCGGCGCGTCTCGCGCGCGGGATAGAACTAATAAAGTAGTATTATGTCATCTGTGTAATTCTAGGGTACTTAGGGTCATAAGACAGAAGTCATAAGACAGAAGTCATAATACACTCCCCCGTTCCCCCGCGCGAGAATTGTATTCTGATAATTTTGGGATTATTTCCGAGGTTTGGCAAGAGACGTGCTAAGGCGTTTACCGGCTTCTTCAGGTGTGCATCCCCAGACCCGGCTCCAATAGTTCAAGACCTGCCTTCTATGTCTCTGACGGCGCCTGACGGCCTTCTGGACTCTATTCCTGGCGCGAGCTCGGCGCCACTCAGCCCTTTCAGTGAACTGTCGCGCCTTCATCTCGTTCTGTCGCTGTTCGAGGGTCGAGCGGTTCATCGTAAAGGGAGTGTAACAGACCCAGCGCCTCCAGGGGAATAGCACGAAGGCGCCACTCGGGTCGAGTCACCCTCTGTGGTTACCTCTGGTTCCCGGTCGGTAACATGGTCACTGAGTACCACAGATAACTTGACATAGTTTTTCGAACTGGTAGACTGGCTTCACTTTGAGAACGGAGACAGCCAAGATGAAGATTCCAATCTACCTCAGCGGAGCTATCAGACAGGAAATAGCTGGCCGTGAGGAGTTCGGTTACATGAGAACTCCGAAGATGGGGAACCGTCCAGTAGAAGGCTCCGTCTGGTTTGCTGATAATGGCTGTTTCTCTTCCAAGGGTGAGCGTGAGTTCAAGCTAGACGAGTACCTGACCTGGCTTCGATCTCAAGATGAGAAAACCTGTCTAGGAGCCACAGCTCCTGACAAGGTGGGTCAAGCCGTAGAGACGGTGAAGAGGTCACGGCCAGTTCTACCCCTTCTTCGTCAGATTGGCTACGCGGCCAGCTTCGTAGCTCAGGACGGTCTTAGTGTGAACTCGGAAGGTAGTCTGGTCGCGAAGTCCGAGACTGAAGAACTCTCTATCTCTTGGGACGAGTTCGACGTTCTGTTCATCGGTGGCAGTACCGAGTATAAGCTCGGAGCTACCCTGGCCGCGGTAGTAAAAGAAGCTAAGTCTCGCGGAAAGTGGGTTCACATGGGTCGAGTGAACTCGTTCAAGCGCTGGCTGTACGCGGCTTCTATCGAGTGTGACTCTGTAGACGGTACTTTCCTGGCCTTCGGTCCAGTGAAGAACCTTCTCCGGATGCAGGTGTGGATCGACAAACTAAAATCAATGGGAGGCTACTTTGAAAAAGTCAATCTATCTGTGCGGTGGAATCAACAAACTGTCTGACTCAGACGCGAAGGACTGGCGAGAAGCCGCGAAGCAAGTACTAGGGTCGAACTTCGAACTCGTCGATCCTATGGTTCGTGACTACCGCGGCCGCGAAGCTGAGTGTTATCGGGAGATCATAAACGGCGACATGGAAGACATAGGCCGCTGTGAGATTATCCTAGTTAACGCGATCCGACCGAGCTGGGGAACAGCTATGGAGGTTTATGCTTCTTCCCTTCGTGGACCGTTCCAAGGGTTCGACCGTCCTGGACGATTGATCGTAACCGTCTGTCCCGAGGATCGGCCTTCACCTTGGCTGGTAGGCCACTCTACTTACATCGTAAAGACCTTCGAGTCAGCTTTCAAGGTTCTACTCCGCTACGCTGAGGAGGGAAAATGAAGGACCTCACGAAAATCGAAGTAGAACGTCACGGTGAACACGTCCCTTACTACTCGCTGTCTTGCGAGTACGACGGAGCTCGCTTCCACGTCTGGCTCGACGCCGAGAAGAAGCTGGGTCCTGGACCTAGCTTCAGTTCTGGCGAGACTTTGTTCAAGAACTCGATCGCCGGGAGAGGAGAGCCTGGGTACTTCTCGACTCGTCGCCTACGCTCGGACTCGAACGCGGCCAAGTACATCATCGGCCGCATGATGGACCACGCCGAGAAGAACCAGCTGTTCGACCTGGCTGACCAGAAGTATCGGCGTGCTGAAGAGGCGCGGCTGGCCGAGGCTCGCGAAGCCTACCGGCGTCGCCAGGAGAAGGACGCGGGTCCCGAGCTCCTGATCGTACTACAGCATCTGATTAAAACGATCAGAGCTCAAACTTTTGATGACGAGAAGATTCCGGTGATTGAAGCGGTTATCGCCGCTGAGAACTTGATAGCTGGAATCCCAGAGAGGAAGCCGGAGCTCTAGAACATCTGTTCGGTCTCGCCGGTGGAGAGGTACCAGACATGGTTACCCTTCCCTTCCTGACGTGACTTCACACCGGCGAGGTGCCGAACCCTGGAGGCGTTCAAGGTCTTCTCCAGGTCATAGCCGTCTTCCTTCAGAATCGAGATACACTCGCGAGCCGATCGCTTACCACCCTTCAGGAGTTCGTGGAGCGCGTCAGCCGCGGCCTTCGTCTCGACCTTGGTCCTCCGGCCTGGACCCTCTACCGCGTCCTCAGCTGTGGCCGCTCCCGATCCGTCCCACAAAACCTTGACGACCTTGGAGGTCTCACCTCCCCAGGTCACAGATTCGACCTCGGTGTGGTACTTCAGGGACTGGTCGCCGACCGCTCCGCGAGCTGGCGCGATGATGTGATGGTAAGGAGACTCCACGTCCGGATCACTACCGAAGGCGTAGACGGCGCGAGCGACGCCAGTGAAGGCCGCGGCTCCCATCATCCGGTCGAGTGGGCTCGTCCCTTTGTCGCGTCTGTTGAAGTGTCCGACCGTCAGGATCGTCAGCTCCCTCTCGCCAGCCATACGGACCAGCGGTGTCAGAACGGAGCGGACCTCGTCTTCACGGTTCATGTTCAGCTTACCGAGGTAGTTAGAGATTGGGTCGATGATGATCAGCGCCAGGTCGTCGATCGACTCGGCGATCTTGACGAGCTGACTGATGTCGCGATCCAGAGCGACCATGACTTCGACCTCCTGGTCTTCCTTCGTGAGCTTGATCCCGCGGAGGAAGCCTAAGTTCTCAGCCTTCCCACCGGCCAGGTCGAACCGCGGAAGGATGGTGTCCTCGAAGTCGTCTTCGACGTTCAACAGGAGGACCTTACGAGGTCCGAAGGTGTTCTTCTGTCCGTCCGGCCAGTCGGCGCCAGAAGTCAGGCGAGCGGCCAGGTCGATAGTCACCGGCGACTTACCGGAGCTCTGGGGTCCTCCAAAGTGGACGAGCTTCCCTTGAGGGAAGTAAGGCTCCCACCAGTAACGCGCGTGTTCGCGCGTCGCCTTGTCTCCCCAGACCACGATCGGCTCGCGAGACCAGTCGTCCTGGTCACCGCGTCGTCCTTTGAACTTAGCCAGGCTCTCGCGGCCATAGTTTATAGCCTTCGCGATCTCGGACTGACCCAGGCGATCCCACTTCTCCCTCCAGTGAGTCTCCAGGTACAGCTTCGACAGCTTGAACCGGAGCTCCATCTGGACAGGGTCCAGGAGGGTGTCGATCGCCAGGAGCGTCAGGAGGGACTGGACGGCCGCGCTGAGGTCAGGGAAGTCGGTCCGCGTCATCAGCTCTTGGAGCTTCGCGCTGGAGGTCCCTGTCTGGATCGGAGCTGGCTTCGACTTACCGGCCTTCTTCATCGCGGCCACAGTGTCGAAGATTCTCTTAGCCTCGGCCAGGTCTAACTCTGTGACCTCCGGGACACCACCGAACGCCTCGCCGGTCATCGTGAAGTAGCGGTCGCGGGAGTAAACCTCGGCCTTGTCGGTTCGTATCCCGTCTGGGAGCTTCGCGTGTTCAGGACATCGGTACCAGAGGTGGAAGCCTCTACGGGAAGGGGAGAGCTCGGTGTAGGTCTTCGGGAAGCTCTTGAGTACTTCGAGAGCCCAGTCGTCGATCTTCTTGGTCTCGGGATCGTAACATTTATCGAGGTCCACGGCCAAAAATGGGATTCCGATAGCTAGACCCAAACCTCGATTGTTTGGTTCTTGGCTGTAGGTGTGATAAGGCTCTAGTCGTTCCACCGAGTCTAGAGCCTCTTTCAGCATTCCCCAGGAAGATGGCTCTGTACTAGACCCGTTTCTCCTCGGCTCGGAACAGTTCTTTGGGACTTTGCAGCGAAGTCGGCCTGGTTTCCCGTCTTTAGGTGGAGTGTCCTCTAGTCTCCAGACGAGCCATCTAGAAGACTGGCGAAGGATAGCTGGTATCTTGGAGTAGTCCACTAAGCTCTCCACTTTGCGAGGTACGCGAGAGCTCTAGACGACCAGGTCTCGTCCTCTAGATAGGCTAGAGCTTGGTTGCATCTTCTACAGAGAAGACCTCGTCTACACTCAGGACAGGCTTCTCTTCCAGGACAGCAAGAGTGGTCGTGGTCTCGATGACATTCAGTTGAAGTTCCGAGAGGATTCTCACAGATCGCGCATAGTTCCTTTTGGTCGGCTCTCTGTTTTTCGTAGTGTTCGTAGCCTCCAGGACCGTACCGAGAATCTATGTTCTGTTGGGGAGTTCGGCGTCTTTTCCACTCGCGATTTACTCTTCTACGTTCCTCTGGATGCTCGCGAGCCCAGCGCTGGGAGCTTTCTGGGTGGTTCTTTGCCCAAAGGCTTTTGTATTCTCTTCTGGTCATTGCGAGCGGCGAGCGAAGCGAGAACCGATTGACGGTAACACGATCGACTTTCGATGTCAATAGTGTTCTTACTTTTGTCATTTTGACAAAGTCAGTTCACTTTTTTCTTGACAATCTTCGTGGAATTTCGTAGAGTTCTCGATGTCAGCCGTCAGCTCTCCCCACTTTGCTCGCTACAAAGGACGGCTTCAGATGAAAATCACCTTACACCTGTTTCATAACGGCCACTACGTACACACGGAGCTTCCCTCCTACTGCAAAGGAGTGGCGACGGGGAATCACGCTGGAGAACACTCCGGGAGATACCCAGTCGAGTCCATCGAAATAGCGGAAGTGAGTCAGTACTCCGGAGAGATGAACATCTTTGCGACACCTTCGAAGGACGATCTGACGATCTCTAAGATGAACTCAGAGATGGTGTCTACTTCGGCGCCGATCGCGGAGCCAGCTCCTCAGCCGGTATGTACTACCGAGGAAGGACCCGCGTTCTAAATGAAAATACAAATTAAAAGCATTTTAGGCTCTGTTTTGTTTGAAACTGAAAAACATTCGACAATAACTGAAGCGCTCCGCGAAGCCAACCTCCGCAGAGCCGACCTCAGCGGAGCCGACCTCAGCAGAGCCGACCTCCGCGAAGCCTACCTCCGCAGAGCCTACCTCCGCGGAGCCGACCTCAGCGGAGCCGACCTCAGCGGAGCCGACCTCCGCAGAGCCGACCTCCGCGAAGCCTACCTCCGCAGAGCCGACCTCCGCAGAGCCGACCTCAGCGAAGCCGACCTCAGCGGAGCCTACCTCCGCGGAGCCAACCTCCGCAGAGCCGACCTCAGCGGAGCCGACCTCAGCGGAGCCTACCTCCGCGGAGCCGACCTCAGCGAAGCCGACCTCAGCGGAGCCTACCTCCGCGGAGCCAACCTCAGCGGAGCCGACCTCAGCGGAGCCGACCTCCGCAGAGCCGACCTCCGCGAAGCCAACCTCAGCGGAGCCGACCTCCCTGAAGGGTTCAAAGTTGCAAGGATTGACTTTGGAGGGTGGTCAGTATTAGTTCTTCCCGATAAAACTTCTATCGGATGTCAAGAGCATAAAAATTGTGAATGGCTCTCTTGGGGTCCCGAAGATGTGAAGGAGTTTGCTGAGGGAGCGAAGGAGTGGTGGGAGACTTACGGACCTGTAGTTAAAGAAGCTATCAAGGTGGTTTCTTCCAAGTGATCGAGATTAACCAGAGCTGGTTCAAGTACCCTCCACTGAGCTACCAGGCTCAAGGACTCCGGGACCTCCTGACCCACCCGAAGTACGCGCTCTTCTGGGAGATGCGGCTTCGGAAGTCGAAGGTGGTCCTGGACGCGGCCGGGTGTCTCTACCAGGCCGGTGAACTCGAAGTTCTGGTGATCGCTTGTCCCTCCCAGGTCAAGGACGTATGGCTGGACACGAAGCTCGGCGAGATTCAGAAGCATAGCTTCGTTCCAGTCACCGTCTACGACTACGACTCCAAGATCAGCCCAGAGGCTGTCCGCGCTAGGGTAGGGAAGGGTAAGCTCCTGATCATCGTGACCTCCCTGGAGTTCCTACGCCAGGAGGACGAGCGCTCGAAATATCCCAAGATGATCGACCTGGCCGTCTCGATCCAGGACCTGTCGAACTGGCTCGTGATCGACGAAGGAGCGGCTCTGGCTAACCCAGTGTCTGCTACCAGCCGGTCAATCTTCCAGCTCCGGAAGGTCTGTCAGCGCGTCACGATCCTCGACGGAACACCAGACGACGGGACACCCCAGCCACTCTACTCCAAGTTCAAGACGCTCGATCCGGCTATCCTCGGCTTCAAAGACCTGAAACACTTCAATTACACTCACGCGATCTACAAGCGTCAGAAGTTCGGAGGTCGTCAGACCTTGAAGATCGTCGGCTGGCAAAAGCTCGACGAGCTGGCCAAGAAGACGGCGCCTTACTGCTCGGTCCTGAAACAGACAGACGTGAAGGGAATCCTGGACCTACCGGCCTTCGAGCCTGGCATCCTCACTGCGCGGCTCTCCGAGGAGACCTGGAGAATCTACAAGGACATGAGGGACGAGATGATCGTCCAGCTACGCGACGGCGACATCAGCTGGACTCGTCACGCCTCGACCAAGGTCCTCCGGCTGGCACAGATCGCGAGCGGCTTCCTGGGTGGAGTAGAGGGTGAGGAGGAAGCCAAGGAGCTAAGTCACGAGTCCGCACTGGCCTTCTGTCAGTGGGTGAACGACCGGCTGGCCGCGGACCCTCAGTTCAAGTGTGTCGTCTGGTGTCGCTGGCGTCCGGAGATCGAGCGACTCGCGAAGAAGCTCGGGATGTTATTCACCCAGTACGGCCTGAAGGTCGGTCAACAGTGGGGAGACGTGAAGGACGATAACTTCCTCCACCCAGATCACCCCTACTGTGGAGCCGGTATCATGGTCTGTCAGCCGCAAGCTGTGAAGTACGGAGTCTCGTTCGCGAAGGCTCCGGCTCAAGTCTTCCTCAGCCGTGACTACAATATCGTGACACAGAGTCAGGCTGAACAGCGGGTCCAGGACGACGTGAAGAAGATCGGACGGACCACGACGCTCTTACTCGACATGGTAATCTCTGGTCCGCAAGGCCAGAAGACGGTAGTCCACGACATCGTTCGCTGTCTTCGCGAGAAGATCAACGTCGGTAAGCGGCTGACGATGGAATGGAGGAAGGTTCTCCTGGAGGAGTAGATGACAAGACTAGCTCTCCCGCTCGCGTTCCTCGTCTACGTCGCCGTGGTGGTGATGATAGCGAGGTTCTGTAGGTTGTCAAAATGAGGATGACGTTCAAGACCCGCGAAGCGCTCCACGAGTGGCTCGATCGGAACGATCCGTTCGTCGATACATTCCCTTGCTACAGCTACACCTGGAAGAGAGTCTGGAACAGTTCAGAAACGAGAAGGTTTCAAGGAGGTGTCTCATGGCTAAGTGGTCAGACGCTACCACGCTGAGGAAGACTGAAGAGTTCGAGAAGAGCGCGAAGGAGTTCGCCGGGATGGGACTCCAGCTCCTCGAAGACGAGTACGCGAAGGCGAGGGAGGCGAAGGCCGACCTCGAAGAGATGGAGAAGCCGATTAATCACCGGATTATGGTCCTGGAGCTAATCCTCTGTGAGAAGTTCGCCGAGGAAGGAATCAAGACCACGACCTTCGACGACGGCGCCAGGATCACCGTAGGGTTCGAGACCGACTACTCGATCGAGAACAAGCCTACGTTCCTGGAGTGGATCAAGGCTACCGGCCGGGAGCATCTCCTGACCGTCATGGCTCAGACCGCGAAGAGTCTCGCGAAGGAGCTCGCGGTGGAGGCTCAGGTCAATAACCAGACGTTCGTTCTACCTCCGGGAATGGTCGCCAGCGATCCGATCCCGAAGCTCACGTTCACGCCGAAGAAGTAGAATCATCAGCTCGCAAAATTCAGAACTAGGAGAGTCAGATGACAACAGGAAAGCAAGAGCTCGCGGTAGCAGATAAACAGACAGCGCTCGCTACGCTCCCGGAACACCTCCGGGATCAAGTCGGTAACCGAGCCGGGAAGGAGAACGTCGGCCGGGAAGACATGCTGATCCCGCGCCTCTGTATCTCCCAGTCCCAGAGTCCACAACTGAATAAGAAGATGGAAGAGTACATCCCGGACCTGAAGGTCGGAGAGTTCTTCAACTCGGTCACCGGCGAGGTCTACGGACCGAAGGTCACGGTCGTCCCTCTTCACTTCTTCAAGCAATACATCGAGTTCAATCCTCGACCCGCGGGTGGTGGTCTGGGTGGGATCAAGAAGATGTATCCTCTCGGATCGACCCCACCGCTGGCTGACCTACAGTTCACCGAGGACGACAAAGGTAACTCCCTCCAGCCGAAGGCGACGGAGTTCAAGAACCGCATGTCCTTGCTACTGAAGGATGGTAAGGTCGAGCCGATCGTGGTCTCGTTCAAATCCACTGGTCTCAAGACGGCCAAGAAGTGGAACTTCTTGATCGCCGAGAAGAACCTCCCAGCCTACGCCTACACCTATAACCTGGAAGTAGTAGACCAGGCGAAGGGTCAGCTGAGCTGGAAGGGAGCCGAGATCACTCGCGGAGAGTTCGTCCCGGCCGCTCTGTTCCAAGCCGCGGAAGAGTTCTTCCAGAGCCTCCAGGGTGAAGGCGTCCAGATCGACACAACCGGCCTGGAGACCGAAGCCGCTCCGACGACTGAGGACACATCGTTCTAGTCGAAGTTCGCGCGACAGTTGCTACCGATCCTGTCGCGCGGGAGCCAGTCGTTAACCGATGACTGGCTCTCAGGAGACAGGATCAAGATGGGATTCCTAGAAGACGATCTCGACGAAGGTCTGAGGAGACAGAGAACTATGGAGAACAGTTCAAGCGAAGGACCGATCGTCTTCGGCGCCAAGGGTACGGAACCACAGTTCATGTTTACTTTCACCGGCCGGAAGTTCGTGTTCGACGATCCCTATCCCAGCCTCTCCATCATCGACATAGCTCACCACCTCTCGATGATCTGTCGCTGGACTGGAGCCGTGAAGGAGTTCTACTCTGTGGCACAGCACAGTGTTCTATGTTCGCGGATCGCCGGAGAGCCTAGGATTCAGCTCCAGCGCCTACTCCACGACGCTCACGAAGCCTACACGAACGACCTGAACTCGCCAGTCAAGTCCTTGATCTCCTCGGACTACCGCAAGCTGGCTGAGAAGATTCAAGCCGCGATCTGGAAGAAGTACGGTCTCGAACCTCCGAACGTTCGCGAGATGGCCGAGATGAAGACCGTCGATCTTCGGATGGCCGCTACCGAGGCGAGCCAGCTGATGACCGGCTTACCGAAGTCGAACGTCGCCTACCCTTATGGAGTTAAGGAGCTGGGTCACGCCTGGGACCTCAGCTGTCCCTGGGAGCCGCGCCAGGCTCAGGAGGAGTTCTTATCCCGTTTCAAGGAGCTGATGTAGACATGAAGCTGATGATCATAGGACACGGTCGTCACGGTAAGGACACGGTCGCCGAGATTCTCGCTCGACGGTTCGGCCTGAAGTTCACCTCCTCTAGCTGGTTCTGTGCGGAGCGGCTGATGATGTCAGCCTTCAAGAAAGAAGCCGGTAACTCCTTCAGTGATAAGTGGGCCTATACTACCGTCGAAAAATGTTTCGCCGATCGCCACAATCACCGGAAGTTCTGGTTTGACACGATCTCGGCTTATTGCGGTAGTGATCTAGCCAGACTGACGCGCGACATCCTGGCCGAGAACGACATCTATGTCGGGATCAGGAACCGGAGAGAGTTCTTACAGGCTCGCTGTGAAGCTCTCTTCGACTATGCGATCTGGGTCGAGGCGTTCGACCGTACCAAGTACGCGGAACCAGCCGAGAGTAATGATCTGGCTCCCTGGATGGCCGACTTCGTTCTCGACAATAATGGAACGATCGCTGAACTGGAAGATCGGACGGTGAAGCTCTACGAGATGCTGAAGATGAGCTACGACCTGGTTCGACAGGCTCTGGCTCAGCTCCAGCCGATCACTTCCGAAGAGGTAGGTCAGGCGCTGAAGAGACGCCTGGAAAGCTTGGCTACGGCGCCACAGATGCGACGGCTACTTCCTGGCGAGCGTCCAGTGGGAGGACGACCCGCGGCTCTGGAGAACCTTACGCGAAGGATGGGAGACCTATGAGACACTTCGTCGGAGCGCTGATTAGAGACGACCAGGGTAAGCTCCTGGCCTATAAACACCTGGGAAAGTCTCCGGCCTGGAGGATTCCTGGAGGGAAGATTGAGAGCGGAGAGACTCCGGCCGAGGCGATCCAGCGAGAGCTCCTGGAGGAGACCGGCCTGACGGCCGAGACCGTGGAGTTCTCTCACTATACCGGCCGCGTGATCGACGGGAACTTCTGGACTGGGTACATCTTCAGAGTCACGCTCCCGGCTGGAGACGACGATCCTCAGCTGATGGAGCCTCACAAGTGTAACGCGCTTGGCTGGTTCTCAGAAGCTGAGCTCGCGGAGATGGACTACGTCCACGACGAGCGTGAGGACGACGCTCCTCTGTCAAGAGTTTAACACCTAAACCAGGCGACCAAGAACAGGACAAGAAGATGAACGTAGGAAAACATACACCACCTGAAGCGATAGGCGAGTGTTTCACCAGGAACGCCGGGAACATCAGGAAGACAGCTAAGGAGCTCGGGATAGGTCGCGACACGGTTAAACGTCACGCGATGAAGCTCGGTCTCTATAAGAAGCCGATCGCCGCGGGATCGAAGACTGGGACGGTGGACAAGAAGGCTCTCCTCCCGGCTAAGAACTTGATCAAAAGGTATATTCTGACCTCGGCTCAGAACAACACCTACGTTAACGAGGACTTCTGGAAGGCTCTTCTCCTCCTGGCCGACTACCGAGAAGCTGAGCTCCTGGTCGGAACCTTCAGCTATAACCAGAACAGCTTCGGGAACCTGGCCGTCAAAGCTGGCAAGAAAAAAGAACGCCAGACCGAGCTATGGTTCGATCCGAAGCTAAAAGGTTACATCTGTGATCAGCGCCTGGAGCTGGCTCATGGCCTGGTGTGGTGTGGAGAGATGAACATTCTACCGACCGCGGTGGACCCGCTGGCCGGTCTGGAGACTTACACCCACCGGAAGAGCGCGATCTTCCCTCACGCGAAGGTAGCTATGAGGTCCATCGCGACGATGCAAGGTGAAGGGACGAAGCTGAACTTCACGACGGGCGCCGTGACCCTGAAGAACTACATCCAGAAAAAGGAAGGTATCAAGGCCGAACACCACCACCGCTACGCGGCCGTGATCGTGGAAGTGAACCACAGAGGAGAGTGGTGGGTCCGTCAGATCGGCTTCTCAAACAAGGGAGGAAAGCTCCAGGACCTGGACGTGGTGGTCGAAGATGGGAAAGTTACGGAAGGGAACACGATCGAAGCCGTGACCTGGGGAGACCTCCACGGTACGATGGCCGACCCGGAAGTGGTCAAGGCTTCTCACGATCTCCTGGATACTTTGAAGCCGAAGGTCCAGTTCCTCCATGACGTTTGTGAAGGTGTCAGCTTCAGCCGTCACCAGGTCAAGGACAAGAACCCTCATGTCTCCTTCCACCGTTGGCTCCGCGGACTCCATAGGGTGGATGCCGAACTGGACCAGACCGCTCGCCTGATCGAGACCTATAAACGAGAATGGAGTTCGATCGTCGTCCCGGACTCTAACCATGATGGCTGGTGGTTACGATCCTGGCTGGCGAAGTATGACTACCGGCCGGACGCGGCGAACGCCGAACTGTTCCTGGACCTCCAGACCTGGTTCTATCAACAGATCAGAACAGGAACCACTCCGAAGAAGGTGAACCTGACGGAATACGCCTTCTCGAAGTTCGGACTGAAGGACGTGAAGTTCCTCCTCCCAGACGAGTCCTACACAATCTGTAACCGGAAGATCGAGTGTGGTATGCATGGATACCTCGGACCTGACGGAGCCAGAGGGACTCCTAACAACCTGAACAAGATCGGTCGGAGAGCGAATACGGCTCACACTCACTCGGCCGGTATCTACAATGGACTCTACGTCGCCGGAACCAGCTCGAAGCTGGAATGGGACTATAACTGGGGTCCGTCCAGCTGGTCCCACTCTCACGTCTTGACCTATCCTAACGGGATGCGGACTATCGTGACAATGTGGAACGGAAAGTGGAGAGCTTAAACATGACAACTAAAAAGACAGAGCTAGAAAGTTCTCAGAATCCGACCATCGTGGTCGGTAAGATCGAAACACTGAAGCCTGGGAGTAACGTGACAGGTCCTCTCCTCCCGGTCGAGATGGTCCGACTCCGGAACTCGATCCAGGAACTCACCGTAAAGACGAAGCGGCTGGAGGCGCTGAAGGACGCGGCCTTGAACGACTACCAGGAAGCCGCGGACGAACTCCGGCGCCTCAAGACCGAGTTCCAGAGTCTATTGAGTTCCTGGATGGATCAGCGGTGAAGTACTTCTGTCTCTGGTTCCGACTACGGCTCTACAGACTGTGGATCACAGAGAGGGACGGCCAGACGTTCCTCCGTATCGAAGGAGATTGTAACCGTGAGATCAGCTGAACGATGCAAGGAGCACTACCAGGGAGACCGCTGTCGGGAGCCGAGAGGTCACTCCTCTCCCCTGGCTCTCTCACCCGATCCCCAGCACGCCGGACAGTTCAACGTCTGGACGGGAGACGGTGACTCGAAGAAGCTCCTCCGCGGAACGGAGAATAGGTTCAAGAGGTCACGGTTCTTTAACCGAGCCTTCCGGCGAGTAGCTTGCGACAAGAAGGAGAACCTGGCGCTGGTGGAAACGAAGGAGGCTCCTCTTCGTAAGCGGCTCCTGGAAGCTATCTTCAATCACTTTAACCAGAAGTAGCACTAAGGGGCTATGGTAATTCAATCGACTTTAGGAGTACAGTCTCAGGAAGGAGGTAACCACTATGTCCACGAAGAAGAAAGCGGCTCCAGTCGCTCCGGCGACAGCTCACTCGCGGATCGCGGCTTCGATCGACGCCGAGATCGCGAAGGTGAACGCGGAGATCGCGACGCTGAGAACTCAGCTCGACTTCCTGAAGGCGACCAAGGGATCACTCCTGGCGTCTGCAAAGAAGCCAGCGACAGCTCCGAAGGGGTCCGGGATGTCTCCGGCTCGTCGGAAGAAGATCAGCGACGCGATGAAAGCTCGTCACGCGGCGAAGAACTCCACAGTAGCCGCGGTGGAAGCGAACCCGGCTCCGGCGACAGCCGAAGTCTAATTCGCTACTACAGCGAATCCACCCCTAGCGGCTGGCATCTCGGACGCCTGGTCAGTAAGACGGACAAGGTAGCCGTGATCCAGCCAATAGGACCTAGGAACAAGAAGAAGAGGTTCGTCAAGATCGTACTGACAAGTACGGAGGTTATAAGCTCGTGAGCGACGAAGTAGAATCCCCTCATCACATCCTGACCCAGCTGGGAGTGATGGACTGTCTCCCGAAGCTGGAACGAGGTAAAACCAGTGACAGGTACGGCAAGGGTAGTGATCGACAGCCAGTTCGTGGAGCTCGCTCTAAGCCAGCTCCTGATCGAGATGAATCTACCGAGTTCGACGAGACTCCTCGATCTCGGTCCTAACCTCCAGCGTCTGGTGTGGAAGAACGCGGAGACTCTTCAGAGGGAGGCTGTGACATGCGTCTAGTAATCGTGGACGGACCTGACGGAGGTGGGAAGACCACCTTCATTAACCAGCTGGTAGACCACTACGGCTTCGAGACACTCTACCACGACCAGGTCCAGCTGAAGAACGGCGTCCCGATTCCGAGTGTCGGGAAGTTCGAGACCTATACCCAGGTCGTCCGGGACGCGCGTCGTCGCGGCCGGAACTTCGTGATCGACCGGTTCTATCTGACCGAGATCATCTACGGTCAGGTCATGAGGAACGGAGACATCTTCGGACCTCACCGGCGAGTCCTGATCGAGAGGTTCCTCCGGAGCCTGTCCGCGAAGACCGTCATCTGTCTCCCTGGTCTCGACCAGGTTCAGCATAACTGGGCTGAGAAGAGGAAGCTACCCTGGGACATGGTGAAGAAGACCGGCGACTACGTCGATCGCCTGGAGAAGATCACCTCGATCTACAGACTCTTCTCCGAGGAAGTGGACAAGAACTGGGAACTGATCGGCTATAACTACAATGCCAAGCCTACTGACGAAGCTGGTTACGACCGAGTGATCGAGCAAGTGATGACGAACCCTCGGCGCCTCCCCTATCAAGTGATCGGCGATCCCTTCGCGAAGTTCCTGATAGTCGGAGAACAGATCAATCACAAGAGACAGAGCTTCGGTCTCCCGTTTTACAGCCAAGAAGCGGACAGCTCCTCGGCCTATCTGACGAAGGCGATCGTGGAAGCCGGTCTGAGCGAACGACAGCTGGCCTTCGTGAACGCCGTGACTCCGGCCGGTCAGGTCACAGATCGACATCGACATCGTCACCGGCGTAAGTCGTCCGGTCACCGGAACCTCCGTACTGTGGTCAAGGCTCTTCCTCAGTTCCAGCGCTGTGTAGCGCTCGGGAAGACCGCGGCTCGCGTCTGTTCGGAACAGAACCTCCCCTACATTGAAGTCCCTCACCCGAGCTTCTGGAAAAAGTTCCGACACCATGACCTTCATGACTACTCCGTTCTCTTGGCTGAGGCGTGTCGAGAATAAGAGCTAAACACGACGATGAGACTCAGGCGCTCCTCTTCGAGCGGCCGGTCTGTCCTTGGAAGCCAGAGGCTCCTCCCCAGCTCTACGAAGGGGAGACGATCGGCTTTGACTTCGAGTACAAGCCAGGATCGAACCCCACGAAGGACCAGCCGTTCTCCCTGGGTATCTACTCGAAGGAGCGGAAGAGAGGCTGGTACCTTCCCTGGGCTCACGAGGGAGGTGGTAACCTCGACCACGAACAGGTCAGCCGATTCATAGACAACGAGCTCCGCGGCCGACACCTGGTCGGTCTGAACATCAAGGCTGAAGTCCATCAGCTCCGGAACCTGGGTAAGGACGTTGACCGGCTCGGGTTCCACCCTCACGACGTAGGCTACACAGCCGCGCTCCTCGACGAGAACCGTTATTCTGGCTTCTCCCTGAAGTCCCTAGTCCAGGAATATCTCCCAGGCTCCGGCGAGGAGAAGGTCGAACTGGACATCCACCCGTCGAAGTTCTACCTGGCTCATGCCGGAGAGATCGCGAACCGCTGTATCTCTGACGCTCGCCAGGCGCTTATGATCTACGACGCTACACGGCCGCTCCTGGCCGCGGAAGACCTTATGAGGGTCTCAGACCTGGAAGACCGGCTCGTCCTGGGTGTGGTCGAGATGGAACGGAACGGGATGATCCTCGACCGAGCGAAGGCCGAGAAGTGGAGCTGGGAACTCGACAACGTCATCGACACAGTCTTCATGCAAACCTACCGCGAGACCGGCCTAGGTGTGAACCCAGACTCCCGGCCGGAGATGGATCGTCTGTTCGCTCATCTCGGTCTGAAGAAGCCGACGAGCTACGACGAAGAGGCGAGGGAGTACACAGAGAACTACTCCGAAGAAGCTCTGGAGACTGTCGCTCACCCGATCGTCCAGCGCGTGCTGTGTCTCCGGAAGATCAGGTCGATGAAGTCGAAGTTCGTGGACAAGCTCCTGGCCGCGGCTGACTCCGAGAATATAGTTCACTTCGCGCTCCACCAGCTCCGATCGGACTCGACCGGGAAGGATCGAGGAACGGTGACTGGCCGGTTCAGTTGTGGAGGTGGTAAGTACAACGTCAATATGCAACAGAACCCGAAGGCTGAAGACCAGCTGGAGGAGCTGGCTGAGATGGCTGAGCTCCTCAAGATGCCAGAGCTGGCTCAGTACTGTACTCGGGAACTCTTCATCGCGCCTCTTGGCCGCGTCCTAGGCGCCTCGGACGCCTCCCAGATCGAGTTCCGTCTATTCGCTCACTACTCGAACTCGCCGAAGCTGATCAAGGCCTATAACGACGATCCCATGATCGACTTCCACCTTCTGGTGACGAAGATGATGAACCCTCACGTCACCGACATGAAGGAGCTGAAGGCTCTCAGAAAGCATATGAAGCATAACAACTTCGGCGTTCTCTACGGGATGGGTCGAGAGAAGCTGGCTCGCCGACTGAAGCTGGCCTGTACTTGCGGGATTAACTGGGGAGAGCGCGACGAACGGAACCGGCTAGTGAATAAGTTCTGGGACAATGCCTACCACGCCGGGAACTGTCCAGCGCGGAAGGCGAACGACATCATGGACGAGTATCACCACAAGTTCCCAGAGGCGAAGGCGATCGTAGACCAGGCTCGAAGCGTAGCCGAGGAGAAGGGGTTCGTCAGGACGCTCCTGGGACGCCGTCGCCGGTACCCTACGAAACAGAGGACCTATTCGGCCTTTAACGCGGCTGACCAGGGTAGCGCGGCTGACATCTTCAAGCTCAAGTTCGACATGCTCTACAATGAACGGAAGGACCTGGACATGACGCTTCGAGCTCCGGTTCACGACGAGTTCGTCTACGACACCTCGCCGGACACCCAGGTCCAGAACCGAATACAGGAACGCCTGGATGACCAGATCATCCCGCTCCGAGTTCCGCTCCTCTGGGAGTCAGACTTCGGACCTAATTGGAGGGTAGCTAATGGCCAGTGAAAGCTCAAAACATCCCACTCTATTTACAGCTGCTCGGGGTGGTCCTTACTTCAAAAAAGGATGTATGCTGTGTGGTCATCCACAATCCTCACACCATAGTGAGTATACGGACTACTGTGATGACTGTCCAGAATGTCCGAATGAAGCCTACCATCAATTCAAACCACAACCTAAAGGAAGGGTAGCTAATGGCCAGTGAAAGCTCAGTCAGCTCGGCACTCCTGAAGAAGCTCCGCGAGAACCAGGACCTGGAGGTCTTCAAGCACGCCGACGTAGGTATGAAGGGTCTCCCGGACTCCTCGGCCACAGGTTACGGCCGTACTCTGTGGATGGAGTTCAAGCTCCACCAGCCAGCTAAACACGGCGAGTGGACCACGCCAGAGAAAGAGCTGGCCTACTTCCAGAAGGAAGCTCCTACCCAGGCCGAGACCTGTAAGCGGCTGGCCGCGAAGGGTCGGTGTGTCTACATCATCTGGAGGAAGAAGCGGCGAGACATCTACGTCATGAGCCCAGCCGGTGAGGTACTCTTCAAGGTGGATCAGTTTAAGGGGTTAGACCTAGTAGCTCTCTGGCTGGTCCAGGAGCTCCAAGGACTCCACGATCAAGTAATCTCGATCTAGTTACCTCAGTTATCTCGACAGACTTTCCGGCCTAGGCTATCTTGTCTACATGAACAACGAAGTCAGAACCGAGTGGCCGAACCTGAACAAGGACACGAGAGCCGTAGAGCTGGCGAAGATCGCGATGGGATGGGACCAGCTCTCAGTCGAGCAAAAGATGGAACGTTCTCGGGAACTGGTTCAGAAGGCTCAGGACTTCAAGGAGAGCTTATGACAGCCTGGGGAAGCGGACAGACGACACCACGCCAAGCTCGCTGGATCATCCTAATCAGCTTGGTAATTATCCTGGCGACATGGAGAGCCTACGGCCAGGAGTCGAAGACCACGGTAGACCTCAGCGACGGGAGCCAGAAGACGGTCGAGTGTCAACACACTCCTGGCTCTTCGCTGGCCAGCTGTTCGATCTACGACACGACGCCTACCCTCTGGTCTGTCCTGAAGGAGAACCGAGAGCGCGGACGCTGGTGTCACGCTCAGCATCTCTCGACCAAGCGGCCAGACTCTGGCTTCGGGAAAACCGGAGTCCAGCCGTCGCCTTGTGAGACGGCCTGGGTGGATCACGTCGCCGCGGCCAGCCAGGAGGTGAAGTGAACATGACGGCTTTCAGAACCAGACCGACAGTCTCTAAACGAGCTCAAGACTTCGCAACTCACGGAACAAACTTTGTGGAGCCTCCCTCGGACATACCGATGACGCTCCGGCCGGGAGTCGGACCTAAGCTCCTGGCTCTACCTCAGTTCCGTCAGATGTCTATCGCCGACTGTATCGAGAAGGCTAAGAAGCTGACTAAGAACCGCATCCCAGTGAGTGACAAGGCCGTAGCGATAGCCTTGATCTTAGGAGCGGAGGGAGCGCTACAATGATCGACGCTGGACCAGCCGACGAGATGCTCTATCTATCAGTCAGTGAAGAGTGGCGTCCTACTAGGGATAAGGCTCTCGCTCACTGGAACCTTCAACAGCCAGCCTGGAAGCCGTTCAAGACCTGGACCCAGCTGACGCTCACCGAGAAGCTCCAGGTCTGTGCTATAGAAGTCAACTTGATCGACCAGGAGGAACAGCGTGACCAGGAACTTCGTGAACTTGCTGATCGTGTCGGTGATCTTGTCGGTATCAGCCTCAGCTCAGGCTCCTCTTCCGCGGCCATTTATAGCGGTAGGAGCTAACCTCTTCGACGTAGTCGGAGCCTCGGCTGTAGGTGGGGTGGTGTTCGACAGCTCTCACTTCCTGACCATCGACGAGGCTGGATACGAGACTGGTGGGAAGTCTAACGACAATGCTAACACCAGCTCCCGCGGACACGACCGTTACCTGGCTGGTTATGCGATGGTCAAGGTCCACGGCTTCGCGTTCGGTCCAGGCGCTAGCTGGTCAAAGCTATACACGCCAGCCTACTCGAAGACGAAGGTCCATCCGAAGTTCGGAGTGAGCTTCCCTGGAGGAGCCTACGTCTCGCGGATCACCGTTCTCTACGTCCATCCTGGGACGGACTGGATGAACGGAGTCTCCGGCTTCGAGGGTCAAGGCTACTGGGTGAAGGGTCACTTCTTCCTCCGGATGATGGCCGGAGGCTACTGGGCCCACATCACTGTGACCGATCGCTCGAACAAGCCGCTGACCCAGACACAGAAGAGCCAGCATATTGCTACCAGCCAGGCTCAGGCTCTCATAGGATGGAGGTTCTAATGAAGAGGCTCAAGAACACGAACGTAGTACTGTTGATCAACGTCCTTATTGGAAGACGTGGAAGGAAGCTAGTCAACTTCCTGTTTAGTCCGGTATCTCGTATCAGATACGCGATTCGTAGGAAGGTCCACGAGTACCGGCGTCTGAAGTTCTATGTAAAACTCTACGACACTCTCGGGATCGAGACGCCAGGCGTGACGCGCGACTATACTCGGGAGGACATCGAGAAGGCTCTGGCGAGTCGTCCTAAAGCTAGACTAGATCGTCTGGAAGCACGAGTGAAGGCTCTGGAGGAGAGATGAAAGCTACTCATGTCATCATAGGTGGGGTAGTGTAGGCGTGGCAGGCGAGGTCTGGCGAGTCGTGGTCTGGAGAGGCGTGGCCAGGTCCGGCGAGGTGCGGGATTTTTCCCGTCTCCCAAGTTCTGTGGTGGGAACTTCAAACGAGGAGATAAACGTATGGCAAAGACGACACAGGAAGTTCAGACGGTCGAGCTGTTAAAGCTCGATATTAAACAGATCAAAATCACTCTGGTCGGCGACTCGCCGCTGATCGTTCACCAGTGGAGCGAGAAGGCGAAGAAACAGATGCTGGACGCACAGATGAAGAAGGCCAGACAGCCGAAGGGAGCGAAGGACCCGGAGCGGGACTTCAAGGACTCGCTCTACTTGCTCGCTGACGGGAAGGGTTACGGCTTCCCCACGATCGGCGTCAAAGCGGCCGCGGTAACAGCCGCTGTAGACTGTGACATGTTCAAGACCGAAGCTCGTCGCGCGTTCCACATTGACGGTGACCTGGTGAAGATCGACGGAACTCCCACTCCGCGTGAGGACATGGTCCGCGTCGGGATGGGAACTGCCGATATTCGCTACCGCGGCGAGTTCAAGAACTGGAGGACGACCTTCACCTTGAAGTTCAACTCCAAGGTGCTCAGCGCCGAGCAGATCGTAAACCTCTTTAACATCGCCGGCTTCGGTGTCGGGATCGGCGAGTGGCGTCCTGAGAAGAACGGGAGCTTCGGCCGGTTCCACGTCGAGTAGGCAGGCGAGGCAGGCATGGCGAGGCTCGGTCTGGCAGGGCAAGGCAAGGCTAGGTCTGGCAAGGCAGGCGAGGCAGGCAAGGTCTGGCAAGGCCCGTCCGGGTCAGGCTTGGCAAGGCACGGCATGGCAAGGCAGGCAAGGTGAGGTCAGGTCTGGTCTGGCGGGGTTAGGCAGGTTCGGCTAGGTGGGAACTACAACTTCAAAAGGGAGGTTTTTATGGTCTACGAGTGGAAAGAAAGCTGTCGGCTCCGGCTCGACGCTCAATCCTGTGGCGATCATCTGGAGAAGCTCGAAGAGAAGAAGGGGGTGATCACACCTGAGATCGTCTTAGAGGACGCTCGCAAGAGCTCCTCGCCACTACACGACGGCTTCGAGTGGGACGACTCCGTCGCCGCTGAACGTTTTCGGCTCGACCAGGCGCGGTACATCCTTCGCCAGATAGTGATCGTCCTGGAACCGGCCACAGACGGGAGGCCAGCTCGCACGATCCGCGGCTTCGTCAACGTCGAAGTAGAGGACGGTGAGAAGACCTTGAAGGTCTACACGACCATCAACCACGCCATGAGCGATCGAGAACTGAGGCGCCAGGTCATCGCTCGCGCCTACAAGGAACTTCACCAGTGGAGCGAACGCTACCAGAAGCTGAGTGAGTTCTCGGCCGTGAGGAAGGCGATCCGCTCGCTGAAATTGCCAGCGAAGGTCCGGAGCTTCATCGAAGGAACTCAGGCGACGGCGTGAACCGTGACTGTTTCATAACCCTCGACCCTCAGCTAAGAGAACTAGCTCTTCCCTTTGAAGACAGCCAGGCCAGCCATGATCAGCGGCTGGCCTGATCCTTTTTCGTGGAGTTCCATCAGACAGCCTAGGCTGATGATCAAGATCGCGTGAGCGTCAGCCTGGATCGCCAGGGTGACCAGGTCCTTCGTCTTGTCGAACCAAGTCTTCGTTACGGTCGTTTGGTCAGCCATATTCTCACACCTTCCAGGATCACGGCGCCTACGATCCCGGCCTTACCGTGACTCTTCACGCGAGCCCAGAACTTAGGCTTCTTCCGGAGCTCCTTGATCGTGTCCTCGTCAGTAGCGGCGATCTTTTTCTCGTCGGCCAGGTCTCCCTGGCACGTCGCCAGGTCGATAGAAGTGGTCTTCAGGTCACTCACCAGCTGTAGAAGAGCCGGAGCCTGGACAGCGACCTCGGTAGGCTGGAGACCTGGAACGATCCGAGTGTTCAGTGGTACGTCGGTCAGTTGTGGGATCGCCTGGACGATCTGTTCTGGAGTCTTCGCGGCCTGGGTGATCTTGACCACAGTGGCTTTCTGGATGGCCGCGGCCGCGTCCCTGGCCGCGATCTGTTGGCGAAGATCAGCTACGATCACCTGGTTCTGTTTAACAGCCGCGTCCGAAGCCAGGCGCTGATCGTGTTCAGCGAGCCAGCTTCGGAATCCGATCACTCCTCCTACAATCAAGATGATGTAGAAGAGGTGAGTCTTAGCATAGTTCTCGATCCAGTTCATCATGGTCGCCTCCTGAATATCTCCCGGCTGACGCTTCGATCTGTGGCGACCAAGCCAGTCTCGGCGCCAGCCGGAAGTCCGTTACCGCGGATCGTGCCATTCCGCGGTGATCTTTTCACCATTATCGCGAGCCTGATTCAAGATGATCATGAGCTGGTCGAACGCCTTCTTCGAGCCTCCGATCCAGTCCGGCTGAGGTCCCAAGCTCTCGCCAACACCGGTACAGCCGAGGAGGTCCTCTGGCTTGTTCGCGCGGTGAATCCTGATATAGCTCCGGCCTGGGACGTTCATGATCTCAGGTGTGACGTAGTGGAAGTGTGGGCTCAGCGTGAGCTCCACGTCGTAGAGACCGGCCGGAATACAAGGGTGACCGGCGTGAACCGGAGTGTCTCGGGATGGCTCGATCGTGAAACACTCTTCTTGACCGTCAATCTCTAATCGGCCGGTGATTGACCGGCTGGTCTCGTGTTCTCTGTAGATGTCCAGCTTCATAATTCTCCTCGTTTCATGGCGTGGAAGTAGGTATCTCCCATCCAGGCCGGGTCGTACCTCCCAGTCCCTCGACTGAGATGGATCGTCAAACATTCCGGAGCGTAACCTCCCGCGGAGAAGTACCGGTAATCCTGGGTACCGGCGATCCCGAACTTCTTCGAGACGCGGCCGACCCAGAGGTCCTCAGCCCAGTGATCCGGCTCCTCCTGGATCAAGAGATCGGTGAACCGTGGTGACATCCAGTAACCCGAACCACCGCTGGCGTAGCATCCTAGAGCTATCTTCCCGAGCTGGTGAACGGTCTCTCCTCGGAAGTGGCCGACGTAGTCACAGTTCTCGAAGCCGCTCCGGATCATTCTCTTCGTAAAACAGTAGGTGTCAGCCCACGCCTGGAAGACGAAGTCGTGACCTTGCTGGCGAGCCCATCTGTGACCCTCCCTAGTCTTGAAGGCGATCGACTTATAGTCGTCACCCACACCCTGAAGAACCACCTCGTCAGGCCGCTCCGAGTGTCCACCCTCTCCCAGGATGAAGAAGTAAGGTATCACTGACCCTCTTCCCCAGGTCGCTCGGATCGCTTCGTGGAAGCCGCGGGTCCGGTACTCTTCACAGCTACCGATCAGGATTACCGGCGACATAACCACTCCTTCAAGTTGATCTCCGGCCGGAATCCCAGCTCTGAAAGCTGGAGAGCCGACGACTGAGGTAAGGAAGGAACGTCTCCTGGCCTGGTCGCCAGCCGGTAGCCGACCTGGACTCCCAGGGTGTCTACGATCTCCCGAACCGACATCTCGGCGCCTGAACAGATGTCCAGGACGCCGGAGTAGGAGCTGGTGACCGCTAGGCTGGCCGCGCGAGCCGCGTCTTCGACGTGGAGCCAGTCTCTCTTCGCGGAGCCGTCACCGAACAGCGTGACCTTGTCTCCACGCTCCTTGGCCGAGATACAGGCCGCGATGAAGTTCGAGTTCGTATTGAAGGAGCGCTGTCTCTCCGAGTACAGGTTAGCGAAGCGAAGAGAGACGACGCTCAGTCCGTAGCTGGCCGTGTAGGAGCTGGCCAGGAGCTCTCCGGCGATCTTGGCCGCTTTATAAGGAGACTCCGCTCCGTAGACGACGTTCGAGGAAGCCAGAACCACTCGCGACAGCCGGTTCACCCTGGCGACTTCTAGGATGTTAGCCGTTGTCAGGAAGTTGTCCCGGACACAAGCTAGAGGGTTATTGAGTGACTCCGGCGTGGAAGCTAGGCCAGCACAGCTCACGATCACGTCCGGTCGGTACTTGTTCACAAGTGCCGACACTTCGTCAATTCGGTCGAGGTCTACTCTGATCAGAGGGACCAGTTCGTTCACTGGGTACTTCCCTCGCCTGGTCGTAGCTACGACGTTGTGGCCGTCCATCATCAGACGATCGACTACGTGAGAGCCCAGGAATCCTGAAGCCGCGGCGACTATGATCTTCATAGAGTCCTCTGATACTCGCAAACGTCACACTTGACGGTCGAGTTCTCCGGCGTGACCGGGATGGTGTGAGTGACTCTTCCGTTAGGAAGGACGTGGACCAGTACGTCTCCGCGGAGCTCGTCGTAGCTCCCGTCAAACAGGACGTACTTCTTGATCCCTCGATACTTGAAGAAGCCAGGAAGAGCTTCCCAGGCTCGTCCTCGCATCTTGTCATAGTCCGTCAGCTTCCACTGTGGCACGTTAGGGAAGGTGTCGATCCTGGCGCTGGGAACCACTGCGGCTTTCCACCCGGCTCGCTTCAGCGCGTCGAAGAACATGAAGTGGTCTCCTCCGATCTTCCACTCGGGACACCAGTGAACCGTCTGGAAGACCTCCTTCCGGACTAGGCCGTAATTCACGGCCAGATCGACTTCGTGGTATTTCACACCGGCCGCTTCGAGGTTACCGGCCACAGTGACCGGCGTCTCTGTCAAGGTGTCGCCGTCGAAGTGGAAGAAGCCTTCGTACTGTTGACCGTTCACTCGACCTCCGACGAAGCCTAGGTCGGGACGATTATTCATCACACGGAGCATGTCCTCGACTCCCTTCCTGGCCGCGGGAGAGAAGTTGAAGTCGTCACTCCCGATCAGGACGAAGTCTCGATCCAGCTCCTTCAGAAGGACGTTCGACTTGGCGCCGAAGCCGGAGTCGAAGGGAAGCCAGATACAGGTGTGACCCCAGAGCCTGAGGTCGGCGTATCGGCTGATCTTCTCGCGTCGCTCGTAACCGTCGTCCACGATCAGGAACTTCGCCGAGAGGAAGTTCGGCTCCAGGCCGGACAGACACTGGAACAGGTAGCCGTCCCTCATGAAGGTCTTGATCAGGACCGTCACGCGCGACAGAGTACCGGGTGGGATCGAGTGGCTCGGTCGCTTGCTGTCCTGGGATAACCACTCCAGGTGAGCTCCTCTCATCATCTCGGGAGTCTCGTACTCACAAGACATAACGATTCCGTTATTGTGGCGAGGACCCTCTCGGCCGGAGATCGCGTTCCTCTTCGAGTTCACGACGGTGAAGCGGTAGTCTGGCTCCGGGAGAATCTGGTTCTTGAATAGCTCGTTCGCTACCCAGCGATCCTCCGCTATGTCGTAGTCCCATTTCGCCTCTGCGATGATCTTCATCGCGGCCGAGTCGAGCCAGTAGCCGAAGCCAGAACAGTAAGGCGCTGGCTTGTTACCAGAGGGTCCGCGGACGCGGCCGGAGTAGTGAACGCCTTCCCTCGGGACGCTCTTCACGATCCGGTCTAATACACCGTAACAGTCGTCGTCGGTCTTACAAACCTTTTCATAGCCGTTCTCGCGAGCCCACTGGACCATCTTCTGGACCTTGAGAGGGAAGTTCACATAGTCGTCAGGACAGTCGAGCTGTACCTCGTCTTCCTTCCAGTCCTTGAACTTACACTCGCGGCCATAGAAGAAGCGAACGTCGATGTCCGGGTGAGGAGTCGCCAGCCAGGTCTCGCGCTGAATCGCGACTCGATTGTCGCGGAACGTCCGACAGGACATCACCGCGAGGAGTAGTTTAGGTTTGGTCGCCAAGAGGTTCTTCTCCTTATGCTGTCTGAATCTGAGCTATCGACACCCACTGTCCAGTCGTCAGGGTCAGGCCAGTCGTGTCCGAGGTAGCTGTCTTGTCTCCAAGAGCGTAACCGGCCAAGTTGCTATAGGGTGTCACATTGTCCGTCCATCCTGGAAGGTGAGCCGCTCCAGCTGTGCTGGAGTCCAGATAGACGATGATGTATAGATCATGGTCCGAGTCCATCGCGAGACCTATCACGTCGCTCTTGTTCGCTGAGCTGGCCGAAAATGTAGGCGTGCTGGAACTTCCCCAGGTGATTGTCGTGGTGTCAGTAAAGGACGAGCTGTTCCTCAGAGTTCTCCGAAGCACAGCTTTGTTGACTACCACGCTCCCGCCCGATCCTACCTCGAAGGTCACAGTGAAGGCGCTGGTGAAGGCCGCTATCATAGACGCGGGAATCTTCATCATGATAGAGTAACCACCCCAGCCGGTACCCTCATCCACGGTCAGCTGTGGTATGAAGTTCGCGATGTTCGCGCCAGCCGGAAAGCCAGACCCGCCTCCGGAGGGAGACGCGAAGGTACCGTCGCCGCGGAGGAAGTGTCCAGTGTTCCCGTCACCTTCCAGGTAACCCATGACGTTAGCCTGGCCTTCGACGTTTGGAGAGTCCTCACTCTTCCACTTAATCGCGACCGAGTTCGTCGGGACAGGAAGAGGAGCGTCGTCACCAAGTCTAATTGTGGGATAGGCTACTGGCATCTAGCTACCTCCGTTGATTACGAACCCACCCGTCCCACCGATCTCGACAGAGCCGAGGTCTGGAGGTGGTGTCCCGTTATTAGTTCCTGGATTGTTAGTAGTCGCGGCCGTGATCTGGCTTCGGACGCCTATCGTGATCACGTCGATCTGGGCTCCAGTGGTGTCGTTCTGGATCGGTCCTCCAGCCGGTACGTGCCAGGACATCAGGTTCACGACACCGTTCGCTCCGATCGAACCTCCGTATCCCCACAGCCGCGGCTCGGGACTACCGGTCGTCTTCCATTGCCAGATATAGACCAGCTCCGCGCGGCTGTAGTTATAGCCGTCTACCGGGCTCGTCGGAAGTGAGATCGTGTCTCCCTGGACGTGAGTTGTAGGTCCGAAGAACTCGATCGCGTAGGCCGAGGTCTTGACGTTCTTGGCCAGGCGCGAGATGATCGACGCCGGTACAGGCTGACCCGGAACGAAGGCGTTAATCGGAATGTCAGCGAAGCCTGGAGCGGCCGTGTCTCCCGTTATCGTCAGCTGGATCGCTGACCAGGCTCTCGCCAGAGTGGGAGGAGGTACCGTAGTCAGGCTCATGCTAGAGACGGTCGTAGCTCCACTCACGTCGCCGGTGACCTTGTTACCAGAGATCACCGGAGAGTCTATCAGAAGGCCGGTAATGTCCGTGAAGAACATATTCCCGTTCGTGACTACCATGACCACGTAGTAGTCGTTAGCCGGGTCCAGAGTGAAGCTGACCGGCGAGGTAGTGAAGGTCGAGTTCGCGGCCAGCGTCCCACCCGAGTAGAGAGTCGTCGATCCTAGGATCGTATCAGTACCGGCCAGGGCGTGAAGGATCACGATCTTCGAGACCGAGGCTCCAGCTCCACCTACCTTGACACTGACTGTCAGATTACCGATCGCCTTACCGATCAGCTTAGCTCCTTGAATGATCGCGACGTAGGACCTGGTCGTAGCATCAGGACTTTCGGTACTGGTCGGCTGAGCGATCGCCAGAGCCGGACCCTTCTTCCTTTGACAGAAGGCGTAGACCCTCAGACGGCCGTAGGGTACTCCTCCGTTACCTGGCTGGCTCGGGTCGATCTCGATGTTATTGAAGTAGAAGCTCGCGCAATGAACGACGCCGGTGGAAGAGACGCTAGCTTCCAGGCGCTGGAGCTGGGACCACCCACCGTGAGCTCCCTGGGGAGGTGGAGAGAACCCACCCTGAGCCGAGGTCCAGAGCCAGGACGAGATGAACTTGACCTCGGAATAGTCATACTGATAGCCGTCGATATCGCTCGTCGGAGGCGCGATCGTCTGGCCGTCCACCGCTTCACCCATGTAGAATACCTCGGCTTTCACCGCTCCGAACTTGGAGTTCTGAGCCATGACCCGGAGTCCACTCTGTGTCAGCGGCTTGTCTGTCGCGTCGAGCGTAAGGTCCACGTTAGAGAGCGAAGGTAATGAGGACATCACGATCCCAGATCGAGCTCGCTGAGCCACAGTGAGGACGATCAGCTGGCCGTCGCTGGTCTTGTTTATAGGGCTCGATCCGTCAGGGTGATAACATTCGGACGAAGTCACTTTTCCGGTGTCCGGATCAACGTCCCACATACAGTAGAAGAGAATCCCGTTCCCGGTCGTCCAGCCGCTGGCTGGATCGAAGGTCGTGAGTGGAGTATAGATGTAGATCAGCTCGTCGCGCTGGTACTGGTAGGAGTCTACCGGCGAGATCGGCTCGATGACCGTGTCTCCATCCTGATAGACGCCGTAGAAGAACTCGGGCCGGACCATACCGAGAGCCGCGTTAGAGGCGATCTGAGCGAGGGTCATCGCGTGGACCGTCTTCGTCGGATCGGGAGAGCCTGGTGTCCCGGCCTGGATCGCGTCAACATTTATATCAGAAAAACCAGGAGCGGAGCCGGTCGTGGAGCTGAGGACCAGACCTCCGTTCAGGACCACTCCCAGAGCCATCAGACCACCGTCTGGGATGAACTGGCTCACCACCTCGGCTACCAGCTCTTCCTTCGAGATGACGGTCTGTTCCAGGCCGAGGAAGTTCCCAGTCGTTCCAGCTCCACCACTAAGTCGCTGAGTGGCTGGCGTGATCGGGACGTTCTGAGGAGGTACGTTACCGGAGCCGGACTGAATCGTGTCGTTCGGGTTAACTCCGAACATCGTGAAGAGGATGTTCGTGTTATTCTGAGCCGTTCCAGTGAAGAACAGGTTATTGTAACCCTGGTTCGAGACCGAACCGAAGGCTCCGAAGGTCGCCACTCCAGAGTATTCGGCTACGAAGGCGCCGAAGTTAGTGACCGAGCCGGTGAGCTGGATCGAAACCTTCGTTCCAGGAGTAACTACGGGACAGCATCCCCAGAGCTCCATCCTAGAATTGTTTAAGCTGATCGTCCCTAGGCATTGCCAAGTGTTGAGAGGGTTACCGAAGATGTCGAGACCAGCGTCGTCGAAGATGGCCGAGACCGTCTCTACTTCAGGTCCGACCATCACACCGACGAGCAAGGTGTTCCCGGCCGTAGGAGCGTAGCTCAGCTGATGCAAAGAACCAGAGCCAGTGACCGTAGTGGTCTTGTTAACGAAGCTGATACTCATAGTGGTCGCCTATCCTAGTAAGTTCCCAGCGTCTCCATTACTGTAGCGTCCGTCGTCTCCACACTCGAACATGAATTGAGCCTTATCGCTGGAGCTGACTGACGTGTAGTCTCCTTCAGAATCGGGAGCGACCTCGGCGAACCCGAACTTCGACAAGTAGCTCGCGTCGATCATGGTCAGCGTCACCAGGCCGTCTGTGAAGTTGATCTTCTTACCCAGTACCTCGAAGAGCTTTCCGGTAACACCCATCTGACCGGCCGCTCGATCTGGGATCAGAGGGTGAGTCACGGCTACGATGTCGCCTGGTTCGAGCCGGATGTTAGAGAACAGTCCCTCGCTGGCGTCCTTGTCGAACTTCAGGTTCTTGAACCCGTAGCGGCCGAAGATCAAATAAGCGACGAGCCAAGAGATCAGATAACCCTGGAGCCCAGCGCGGAGCCCGTCCGACGAGACCTGGTGACTGTTATAGAGACCGTACTTCTTGACCGAAGGTCCGTAGTTCTGGGTGTTTGTGGACAGGTAGTTCCCGCTGGAGCTCGACCCGCTATCGTCCTTGTCGAACTGGAACTGGACCGTGTTCACCATGTCAGTCTGTTCCGCGCTCGGTATCGTGAGCCAGTCGTCCTCTCCCAGAGTCTGTACTGGCGTCACTGTGGCGATAGGGTAGAAGAAGTTCACCGTAACCTTACCTTGACTGATCCACAGATAGCCTCCGAGCGGCTTCAGAATCTGGTTCTTGATGAAGTCGAGCGCGACTGGAGGCTGGTTAAGATGGAAGAAGAACTCCATACCCTGGAACGGACCGTCTCGGTACGTCGTGAGCTTCGTGATGTCTACCAGGCTCGGGTCCAGAGCCTGGCCACTGATCGGGTCCCGGAGCTGGTTCAAGAGGATGTCAAGCATGATGTCAAGAGGGTGACCCTTCAGCGTCTTGATATTGTCGGAGCTCGTCTGTCCTCCATTGTCACCGGTCAGGAAGACGGTCTGAGAGAGCTTCGAGGTCACGTCTGAACACTGGAAGGAGTACTCCAGGTTAGAGTTCGCGGAGTCTACCTGGTCTATGTAACCTTGCCAGATCAGGAGGTAGTCGTTAACTGAAGACATCGACGCCTCGCCGACGTACAGCTTGACCATGCGGCCTTCAAACACTTCACCGGCTCCCATGTCCTTCGTGAGCCAGCCAGTAGTGTTACCGATCGCGACGTGATCCTGGATAGCGAAGGACAGCGTCTCCTGGTCGGCGCCTCCCTCCAGATCGTTAATATTCTGAGTCCAGTCGTCGATAGTGACCAGCCAGGGATCGTCGATCCCATTGTCGAAGTTAGAGAACGATCGGTAATAACCCTCGATCACGATCCTATAGACAGGCTGGAGCTCCAGCTTACGGAACGCCGTCTTCCAGTTTGTGGTCGCCGTCAGCATTAGCTTCCTATCTGAGCGCTCACTACTCGCCGAAGGTTCAGCGTGAGCTTGTAGTTCTGGATCGAGGTCCACTCAGGCCGGAGCTCGGTGTCTACGACCTGGTAATAGTTATTGTTAGTCAGGCTGGCGTCTGGGTAGTACTGGAACTGGTTACCGGCCAGAATCCACCCGATGAAGGCGTCCCAGTCCGACAAGTCCGACTCTGGTATGTTTGGGAACTCCAGCGTCAGGGTCCGGTCGATCCGGCTAAGCACAGACTGACGAAGTCCAGAGGTCGTGATCGAGTCGGAACGGACCGCGGCCTGGCCGTCCACCGGGACCTTACCCTTCGGAGGATAGGTCGGTGTAAAGGTGTTCGAGTTGTAGACGAACTTCGCGAGGACTCCACCACTCCAACTCATGCTGACCTCCTGGTGATCCTGAAGGTCGAGGAAGCCTGGAGGTGAGACTGTCCGCGGCTCACTCGACGATTGATCTGACCGATTACCTTCGACAAGTTGTCAGGAGAGACCAGACCCTTTACGTGAACGTTGATCCCAGCGCCTCCAGTACCGGCGACGTGAGGCTGAATCGCCTTCGCTATCTTTTGCCAGGTCTCGCGATCGTTCAGACCGGCGACCACCTCGGGACCAGATCGCGCGGTGTCCTCTCCTACGACTCCGAGGACGGGAGACGAGACCAGACCACCAGACCCGAACTTCTGGACAGCCACAGCTAGGGTCCTTCCTCCGGCCTGGCTGGTCGTGTTCGATACCGAGTTCTGTGTCTGGTAGTTCGAGCTGGAGTTACCTCCACCGCTCCCACCGTGGAGCGCGGCTCCGGCGATCCCGGCCGCTCCTCCGACCGCGGCCATGACTCCGGCCGCTTCAAAGTACTGAGCGGCTCCAGAGTAGTTTAGCGAGGCGAGCGCGGCGAACCCTTCAGCCGTATAGAACAGAGCCTTGACCAGCGCCTGAGCCGACAGCTGAGCCAGAGCCTGAGCCGTCGCTTCTTCGAGAGCCTTCCCGAAGTTCTTCTCGCCAAGGATCGCCGAGGCGATCGCCGACTGGAGACCCGCGGCCATCTGGTTAAACGCCTGTTCTCCGGCCGCTCCGAGCTCGTGAGTGACCTGGACACCCTGACGGAGGTCCTGGATCAGACCCTTCCAGGTAGTCTCAGACTTCAGCCTTAGCTTGTCGTAGCTCTGGCCGAAGTGGTCCAGGTTCTTCTGAGCTTCCTTGATCTTGTCGTCGAACTGTTTAATCTCGGCTACGTCCTTCCCACCACTGGCGAGGAACTGTTCCTTCGCCTTCCTCGCCGTATCAAGAGCCGCGGCCAAGTCCGACCGAAGAGTGATCCCGAGAGCCTGAGCCGCGGCTCGCATGTCGAGTATCTTCTTGACGTTCTCCGGAAGGACGATCTCGATTGGAGGAGCGGCCTTCACGTCAGCGGCCATCTCCTTCAGAGTCTTATCTAGCGCTTCCTTTTGTTTCTGGAGCTCCGCGAAGTAGTGCTGAGTGTGTTCCGCGTCCAGCTTGTCCAGTTCGGCGTTCAGCTGAGCCAGCTTGTCAGCATTATCCTTAGCTCCGAATTGCTTCTCCAGAGCCAACTGACGCTCCAGCGCGGCTCGCTGAACCTGGTAGCGCTTATCGGCGTAGGTCTGTTCGATCTGATAGATCGCGTCCTGGGCTCCCTGGGTACCGGCGACGCTGGTCTTCAGTTGCTGTTCCTGGAGGTTCAAGATCGCCGTCGTCGTGGTCTTGTAGAGGTTGATCACAGAGAGACGGTGTTTAACCAGGTTCTCCTCCTCTACTTTCTGTTGCTCCAGCTGAGCCTGTTCGAGCTGTTCGTTCAGAGCTTTGAGTGTCTGAGCGGAGAGCGTGACCTGGTTCTGGTTTTCTCGAACCTTAGCTTCGGACAGCTCTAGGAGCCCGTTACGGTAGCCGTAGAGGTTGTCCTGAGCCTGGCGTAGAACGGCTCCCTGGTCTGTGATCGCCTTCGACAGCTTGGCTACCTTCTCGTCCGCGAGCTCTTGCTGGGTCTTACCGAAGTTCTCGATCGACTCCTTCGCCTTCTCGAACGCCTCACTCTGTTTTGATAGCTCGACGTTGTTCTTTACGATCTCCGCGGTGGACGCCTTCATCTCCTCGGTGAAGATGAAGTGTTCTCCTACGAAGTCGGTCACCTTCTTCGTGAGCTCGACGATCGCCTGGATGACGAACAGGATCGCGGTAGCGCTGAAGGCCGCGGACAGAGCCTCTCCTACACCAGGTAACTCCGCGATGAAGGTCCTGACGTGACGAGGGAGGTGAACGCCAAACTGTTCACCGAGAAGAGCGGCTTCACCCTTGGCTTCCCGGAGTGAGCGAGCTCCGAGTTCGGCTCCGGCTTCCATCTCCTCACCGGCGACGATAGCCTGATCTCCCGCTGTAGACGCGGCCTGGCCGGTGAATTGCCAGTTCCCGGCGACTTCTTTTAGCTTCTGGTTAGCCGGTTCGAGAGACCCCTGAGTCCCTTGCTCGACCTTGTCGAACGCGAGATCGAGCTGGGTCGTGTCACCTAAGAAGGTGAGAACCGCGTCTCCTACATTGATCCCGTCAGCCATGTCAGCGCCTCTCGTAACCTATCCCACCACCACCGAACCCGTTCACGTTCTGGAGGAACTCTTTTGTCTCTACCGCGTCCGGACCCTTCTTCTCCGGCTTGGCCGTGACGCCGTGTCTCTGATTCCTGGCGACCAGCATCAGATGAAGAAGCTCTTCAGTCCAGTGTTCGTTCAAGTACTCGGGTGTCAGACCCCACTCACAAAGAGCCAGCTCGTAGAGCCGGGACTCGCTTACCGGCTCTTGAGTACTTTTGTCGTCATCATGAGTGGAGCCAGAAAAGGGAACCCGAGAGCCATGACCTTACCGTAGGCTACGGCCAGCTGTTCGTCAGTTGACTCCGCTTCGATCTTCTCCTTGGGGAGGTAGGGAGCGAAGTCCATGACGATATCCAGGAGCTTCTCCGGGAACGCGATCATCGCGGCTCCCAGCGCTGGGCTCAAGTTCTCGGGAGTGGGAGCTTCTGAGAATCCGGACAAGACCGACCCCATACGCTCGTAGACCTTCTGACGCCACAGTCGAGCCGGACCGAGGGTCAGCGGCTTGACTTCATACTCCGAGTCGCCGAACTTAACGGTGATCGGAGCCTTCGAGAGAATCTCAGATTCTGTTCGCTTCATGGTCGCCTCTTCGGAAAATCTGGAGGGAGCCCGTCACCAGACTCCCTCCTCCTGTGGCCTAGCTACCGGCCTGGTTATAGTCGATGATCTTCGCCAGTCGCTGACCGGCCGACTTCGTCGAGTCGGCGAGCGCGGTGAACTTCACGGCGTAGACCACCTTGTCCTTACGCTGAGCGTGGTGAGTCACGGCTCCCGTAGACTTGATGCGGTAGACTGCGATCACGCGGCCGGTCGTTCCGGCGTTAGCCTCGGTACCAGGCGCCGGACCCATGAAGATCGCGACGTATTCCTGGACGCTCGATTGAGCTGGTGATCCCAGGTATAGAGTCGAGATTCCGGCTCCCTCTACCAGGCTCGACCCGGCGATCGCGCGGAGGAGGTTGTTCAGAGTCACCTCGGCGAACTTCAGGTTGATCTCCAGCTTCTCGCCGATCAGGAGAATCTGGACGGGTGACATCTCCTCGTCTACATCGATGTCCTTGGTCTGAGGAGTGTAGGTGAACTGAACACCGTCATCAGTGTAGCCGGAAGGAACGAACCCGGCCGACTGGAGAGTGGAGTCAGTAGGCATAGTGGACAGGTCAGGGATCGCGGTTCCGGCTGGCGCGAGATACATGAATCCGGCTCCGGCGATAACGTTACTCGCTTGGAATTGAGGTACGCTCATTGTTGCTTCTCCTTTTCCGGCTCAGCCGGTAAACCTAAAAAGTACTAACCCTCGTACAGCACCGCGGGGACGCTGGTCGTGGATGCCTTTGTCAATGCGCCCAAGGACGACGGTAGGCTCCCGCCGGACGTGTTGTTGCCGGCCTGCGAGAACGCGCGGGTCGCGTTGAGGCTCAGCGACGGCGCCACGGTGCTGCCTGCGGTGGTGTTGGTGTTCGGGATCGCTATGGTCGGCGACGTGACCGACCCGCTGCTGGAGGCGCATACCGCGAAGTACACCCCCGGCTTCAAGGTGACCGGCGTGTTGAGGGTCACCGTGTAGAACGCGGCCGAGGCTCCGGACGGGGAGAACTGGGCCTCCACGTACTTGGTGTTCCCGTCGGCCGAGTATATCCCGGCGTACACCGTGCCCGAGCCGGAGGAGATCAGCAGGGTCATCGAGACCTTGCGTATGGTGATGGCGAACGGCACCATCATCATCATCCCTGAGATGCGGTTCGGGTTGCCGCCGGAGATCGTGGCCGCGGAGCCGGAGGCTATGTCCTGCATTCCCGCGCCGCCCCACAGCCAGGCCTGGCCAGAGTTGCCTCCAGCTATGTCAGGGAACTCTGACAGCTTGAGGTTCCCGTTGGAGTCCAGGCCGGCGTACCCGCTGGCGGAGTCCTTGTTGGACTTTACCTCGTACGTCGCCGAGATGTCGGGTATGTCCCCGGCCGCCAGCGTGGTGCCGGACGACACCCGGCCGGCGGCGTCGGTCGTCACCTTGGTGTAGGTCCCCGCGCTGCCCGTGGCCTTCAGCGTCGTGGCGTTGGAGCCGGAGGTCGTCACGTCCCCGCTCAGCTCGGAGCACGCCCCGTTGTTGCGGGCCAAGCCCGTGCCGGTGAGCTTGTCCTGCTTGGCGGACACAGCCGTGGCCCTGGCAGAAGCCTCCACCGCTACCGCCGCGTCCGCGTAGGCCGTGGTGGCTAGCTTGGTGGAGTTGTCCAGCGCCGACTGGGTCGGGGCGGTCGGGCTTCCCGTAAGGGCGGGAGATGCCAGCGGGGCCTTGGCGGCGAGGTCCGTGGTCAGGTTAGCTATGTCAGACTCCGCCAAGGTCACAGTCCCGGTCTTGCCCGCGACCGACTGTACCGGGGCGGCGGCAGACGCCCTTACGTTCGTGTAGTACAGGTTCGAACCCTCGGCCACATCGCTGGTGGACAAAGTGACGTCGGACGACAAAGGCTTGCCGTTCACCGTGCGGGTGTTAGGCACCAGAGCAGCCTCGGCGGACTCCGCCCTGGAGGTCTCGGCCGAGATGGCGTTAGCATTAGTCGTGTCAGCCGTGGCTCTAGTACTAGCCTCCGAGCTGATAGCGGAAGACAGAGTCGAATCCGCGGAGGCTCTCGTGTTACTCTCGTTCGTGATAGCCGTAGTCAGGTCGTCAAGAGCTGTCTGGAGGTCAGTCTGATCAGACAAGGTCCCGGTGATGGCGCCCCAGACCACGGAAGCGCTTCCACCGATCTGCCGCATGGAAGAGTTGTCGGCGTCCCACAGATAGAACTTCCCGGTTTCCCGGACGAAGTACAGGTCACCGTCCTGAGCTGAAGAACTAGGGAGCTGAGATTGAAGCCTGACGCGGTAGTATTTTATGTTCATGAGAAGTCTCCTCCGTCTAACACCGCGTCCTCTCCAGCTATTTGACTGTCGATGTACTCCTTCACCGACTGGGTATCGTCTACCCAGGTGGGAAGAGTCCCTACCGCGTCTTGTCTTACCTGGAGCTTAAAGGTTCCTACTACGGTCGCCCAGCCAGCGTCTGGATCGGCGATCCCCTGGCCGTGTCCGAACTCATAGCTGGTCAACACCGTCCCGTAACCGGCGAACGTGACCATGCTCTTACTGTGCATCGTGTCGTAGACGGCGCCGTACAGCGACCGCGCCAGGACGAACTGGTTAATCCCAGCCCAGGTCTTGATCTGAACTTCTACGTCGATCAGTGGAGCGATCTCGACGTGACCGGCTCCACCCTTGAGGCTGATGACGATCGCCGAGTTACTCGTCGGGTCGTAGTGCTCTGGAAGAGCCTCACCGAAGACGTTAGTCCCGGCGATCGTCGAGACCGCGGACGACGCTAGGAGCCACTGTCTTACGAGTTGTATCGTGTCGATCATCGCTTCCCTATCTTCACGCCGGTGACTTCGGCGATCTTCTTCTGGAACGCGCGGAAAGCTGGCCACAGATACGGCTGGGCTCGCATGAACCTCGTCCCGATCTCCAGCCAGCCTCCGTAGCCGGACTGGGTGAAGAGCTCCGCGACCACACCGCGCGGCTCTTGCTTGATCTCTACGTCGATCGAGCGACGGTTCGTTCCCGTCCCACCGATCTTGATCAGCGGCCAGGTCGGATGCTTGGCCTGGTTAATCTTCAGACCCTCCTCTGTGACCGGCGAGAGCTCTTGAGCCTTCGGCTTGATGTCCAGGACGAAGACCTCCTTGACGGCGTCGAAGGCCGCGGCCTTCGCTATCTTCCGCGCGTCTGGGTTCAGTCGGAGCTCTATCTGTTCGGCCATTACGGGAGAACCTGTTCGACCATCACTTCGAGGTGGTGTCCCAGGAAGCTCGGGTCGTTCACGCCAAGAACGTTAAACAGCTGTTGGTTACCGCGCTCGTCAGTCACCCGAAGCCAGTGGTGAGTGTTCAGAGTGAAGGACGAGCTGTCGTCGGCCGTCGTCGGAGGACGCATGAAGACCGTGAAGGTGTTCTTCGCGAACTCCTTACCTTGCTTGTACTCGACGCCTCCACGCTTCGTAGATACTCGACACGGCCAGGCCGCGATCTTCGTGATGAAGTCTTGAGGAGGCTGTCCATAGCCGTCATCGGAGCCAGACCCGTAGGTCTTCTTCTCCAGGATCGCCGTGGACGAGATCATCAAGGTATCGAATACGTCGGTCATGGTTTCACCGGAATCTTCACTCCGAAGTATTGAGCGATCCCCATCAAGATCGCCAGAGCTGGGTTCACGACGTAGGTCATCCACTTTGACCAGCGCTGAGCCGACTCCAAGCTCTCTACACGAGCGACCAGGTTACCCTTCAGCTCGTGAAGGACTTGGCTGTCCTTGACTTGCTGTTCCGCGATCTGAAGTAGTAAGTCGTTATTGAGGCGAAGGTCACTCATGGATTCGTCCTCAGAACGTAGTTCCTGATCGTGGTCAGCGCGTTCAGGTCTGACTCGTTCGACTCGATGACAGCCCAGGCCGGAGTCTCGTAGTACAGCTTCTGGTAGGCGTCCGCGGCCGCGCGGAGAGCCGTGACCTTGTTCTTTCCGCTGGAGTCAGTGAAGTCTCCGATCCTGACTTCCTGGAGATTCGCCGCGACCTTCGAGGCGATCGCGTTCATAGCCATACTCGCCGCGAAGAAGTACTCAGAGATTGAACCGGAGTTCCCGGAGCTGTAGGGGTTACTGACGAACGCGACCGAGGCATATTGAGGCGTCAGCGCCAAGGTGCAAAAGACCGCGATGTCGGAATCCGACAGCTGTGACGCCGTCTCGTCTCCGATCAGAGCTCGGACTATCTGGATGTCTGTCATCGGTAAGTCCTCTAAGATCGAGCTCAGCCTCCCCCGAAGCTGAGCTCTCACTCACAACACTCGCCGACCTAGGTATTCACGACCGCGTAGGTGTAACGCGGATCAGTGACCGTCGAGCCGAGGACGTGACGAACACGCCACTGGATCGAGTCGGAGTCGAAGTCGCCTTCCATCGGCGAGATTGGAGCTCCACCCAGGGTGACCTTGTCCGACATGCGCTGGCAAACTTCCGGAGACTCGTGTCCGCGGAGGAAAGCCATGACCACAGCGTCGCCGTCAGCCGGCTCACCGAACAGATACCAGGTCTTCTTCCCGGCCGTCGTGTCGATGATGTCCAGCCAGGGGTTCGTCGCCTGGGTCAGAGGATACTTCAACAGGATGTTCTCGGAGGTCGTTCCGATCACCGTCGAAGTCGCCGACTGAGACGACAGAGCCGTCGCGATCAGCGCGTTATTGCTGAGGACCTGGAGAGCGGTGAACTCCAGAGCGACCGGCGTGACGAGGACGAACCGATTGAACATGATCGGGTTCCCGTCAAAGTCCACCTGGCTCTTCAACGCCGTGATAGCCGCAGCTACCTCCGTCGCGTTCAAGCCGGAGGCTCCGGTCTTCTTGTTCGTGAACGTCGTACCGTCGATCGGGTGGGTTCCACCGATCTGGTACAGTGTCGAGTTCGGACCACCGGAACCCGAGAAGGTCGAGGTCGCGACGTAGGCTTCAGTGTTCGTCGCCGACAGGACGAGGTCGTTCGAGATGTCGGAGAAGGCGCCGAGGTCGTCGTTAATCATTGCTTCCCAGGACAGAGGGAACTTTCGACCGTACTTCTTCAGGTTGATGGTGAACTTCCCGTCAGCCAGCGCGGACGCCTTGTACTCGCCGCGTTCCTTCACGACGGACAAGGTGGCGCGGTTCCCGTAGGTCGCCATGTCCCAGGCCGTCCGGAAGTCGTTCACTGTCCGGGTCTTGATGTACTTCCGCCAGTCCGGGTTCACCAGCTGGTACTTCGCGCGGAGCTGGCGTTCGAGGACGGTTCCGAAGAGAACCGGGAAGTCCGACGTGGTTTCCGCTTCCTTCATCAGGTAGCGACGTTTGTTAGCGGACATACCGCTAACATTAGAGATCAGTTCGAGAAACGAGGTGTACTTCTCCTCGAATCCCTGGATGCTCGCGGCTCGTTCATTGAAGCTCGGATCGAGCGCTTCGCCTTCCCTGATGACTTCCATGAATTGTTTCGCGTTCATGGTTACAACCTCCTTGGTTTCGATCCGTCTCCTGTCTGGAGCCGGTTTTTACTAGTCGCCTTACTTCAAAACTTGCGGGAGCCAAGCCAGGTTTGACCTGGCTCCCTTTACAGCCTAGCTGTCAGCTCCAGCGGCTCCCGGCGTCGCTCCGAAGAGACGGACCCGGACAGTGGTGGTCTGGTACTGAGCTACGGCGTCGAGGACAGTTCCGTAGGGAATCTGGGTGAGGTCGTCACTGATCACTCCAGAACTGTTGATGTAGACCGTCTGTCCGACTCCGATCGCGTGGTGAGTGGATGTAACGGACAGATTGAACACGCCGATCACTTGCATTACGACGTTACCGTCGTCAGCCGGACCCGCGGTTCCAGGGACAGCGTCCGCGACAGCGACGCCACAGAGACGACCCGAGGTCGTATAGATGGGATCGCCGGACTTGATGGGATTGTTAGG